CACTTAAAAACTTAGGCATTGCAGATCTTATCGACCAGGCCGACCAAGACCTCGGACAGACACCATCACAGGTTTCCTTTGAGGACCCAGAGCCTGAGCAGGAAATAACCGAATCAAAGAAAAGAATTAAACTAAAAATTTTAAGAGGATAATAAATGTCAAAATGGGAACAGCCAGCTTCACCGCCCCCACCGATGTTTCTCGGGGACAAAGAAAAGAACCTTGTAAAGCAAGTTAATGATGAAATCATTGAGAGAGTCGTCGGACAACAGGTTCTTTATTTTCCAATTGACATTGAACACACAAACTATCATCCGATTTATGGTGAGGCAATTGAAAAAACATTTATGCACCCGATTCGTGTCTTTGCCCTTGTTGAATACCAAGGTGTTGAAACAGCAGACATGGATGGAATTGCAATAGATAAATCAACAAAAATTAAAGTTAACTTCCATAAGCGCAGACTCACAGAAGATCAAAATCTTTTTGTGCGCGAGGGAGACTTTGTAAGATTTGGCTCAATCTTTTATGAAATAGTTAAATTAATTGAACCAAAGATTCTATTCGGCCAACCTCAATCTAGATTTGAAATTACTGCTGAATGTATTAGAGCTAGGGAGGGCTTGTTTGATGCCGAGTGAAACAGTTACAACATTTGAACCATCAACCCTTGAGACAATAGATACAGCTATTTATTTGTATCTCGATGAAGTGATCAACATTCACACCACAACAAATAAAGGCTGGACGAAGATCCCTGTTATTTGGCACGGATCAGAAAGACCATTTCAAATTAAGAACAATAAAGAACTTAGAGACTCTGTAGGAAAGTTAAAGCTTCCCCTGATGTCTATTCAAAGAAGCAGTGTTGCTCGCGAGGATAATTTCAAAGGTGCATTTCAGGCAACTATAGGTGAAGTTGAGGATTATCGCGGTGGCTCAGTAGAGATAACGAAAACTATCCAACAAGAAAAAACTAGAAACTTTGCGAACGCAGATCGAAACAGAATTAATAGAGGGCCGAAAGGCAAAACAGATAACTCTAAAATTGTTTATGAGACAATTAGTGTACCCGTCCCAACTTATGTTACATGTAAGTATGAAATTGTAGTTAAGACTGAGTACCAACAGCAAATGAACGACATTCTGCCATCATTTGTTTTTGATACAAGAAACAATTTTATTGTTGAGTATAATGGTCATCGATACGAAGTGTTTGTTGAGGACAACTATAACATTAACAATGTAACAAATCTTAAAAATGAAGAGAGAATTTTTGAAAGCAAAATTAACTTTAAAGTGCTTGGTTACTTAGTTGGAGAGGGCGTTAATAGGGACCGGCCTAAAATTACGAGAAGAGAAAATCAAGTGCAAGTTAGGATTTCTAGAGAGCGTGTTATTGTAGGAGACACACGGCCCTGGGCGAGAGATGATGGTAATTATAGAGATTAATGCGTTTACTGTGGCAGCAAACTATTTACTTTGAATGTTTGAAACATAAGGAGATTTTTTAATGCCTAGAAGATTTGATTTTATCTCTCCAGGGATTCAACTGAGGGAACTTGACCAATCAGCACTTACCCCAGTCCCAGAAGAGGATGGCTTACTAATTATTGGTAGGTCCAGGAGAGGACCTGGAATGAAGCCTGTTAGAGTTAACAAGCTTCAAGATTTTTATGATACGTTTGGAGAGCCGGTTGCTGGAAAGGGAGCCCCAGATTCTGATGTTTGGAGAAATGGTAATACCCAAAGTCCAATGTATGCAATGTACGCTGCACAAGCCTACTTAGCATCTGAAGTTGGACCTCTTACTTTTGTTAGGCTTTTAGGTGAAGAAAACACAAAAGCCACCGCCGCTGGTAAAGCTGGTTGGCAAATCGCAGATACCTTAGCTTTATCTTCAACAGCCACGGGTCACAAATCTGCTTTAGGTTTATTTGTTATTAGTTCTGGTTCTATCAAATCTGAAACGTTTGTTAGCACTGGTTCTCTGGCAGCAATTTTTTATTCAAATGGTGCTGAAATTGCTCTCAAGGGAAATGCAATTGGGTCTGCTTCAGTTGGTACTAATTTTACAACACAAAACGCTAGATTTCTCAGGTCTGATCCGAACGCTGGTCAAGCAAACACTTTTTCCTTAGTTATTGAAGGCCAAACACACACAATTAATTTTGATCCAACTTCTAAAGATTACATTAGAAACGTTTTAAACACTAATCCACAATCTATCAAAGGTAATAACAATTTTGGACAAACAAACCAAAAATACTTTCTTGGAGAAACTTTTGAAAATGCTGTAAAAGTTAATAGTACTGGATCTGCTGGTGAGCAGTTTGGAATTTTACTAAACTTGCAGGTAAACAGTGCTTCTCCATCCACCACAGAAAACTGGGCTTATCATAGAGAAGATGCCAAAGAATCTAAAACTGGATGGTTTATTTCACAACAACCACACCAGGAAGAATTGTTTAGACTTTGCTCATTACATTCCGGCGAGGACTTTCAAAACAAATATTTCGCAGCAGTTGAAGATTTGGTATTAGGTGATAATAAAAAACCTTCTTCTTTTACCATTGCTATCTATGAATGGGGCACTGATGCTGACTCTACTAGATCTGGTCGTTCAGCTTTGGAATCTTTTAGTAATTTATCTTTAAATCCTGGATCGCCAAACTACATCTCTAAAATAATTGGAGATAGATATCTTGAGTGGGATTCAGCCAATAAAAAGTTTAACACAAGAGGCCTTTACCCTAATAAGTCTGACTATGTTAGAGTTGAAGCCGCACCCAGCATGGAAAATCAAGTACTTAAAAATGATAATTCACTACCTGTTGGTTACAAAGGGCCTATCAGACCTAAAGCATTTAGTTTAATTTCTGGTTCTACAAGTATTTTTGATGCAATTACACCATCTCTTGGTACTGCATCGCCAACCGCTATTACCAATGCGTTTGTTACCGGTGGTTTAATACCGTTCAGAGGATTTAACGAGGGAGGTCCTGCTATTTTTGATACCCAGATCT